TTGAAAACTTTTTATCAGAAGACCAACTAACTACTTTTTGGGATATTATCCATAGTACCTCTCAAGAAGATTGGGAAGTAGAGTACCACGCAAACTTAAAGTACTTTTGCATGGAAAAATTTGGCAGAGATGACGTAGAGAATTTGGTTGCTGAGGGTAAGTTTGAAATTACTCAAAATTGGAAAGATAAAAACTTTAACATATTACATCATGGGATCCATAGGCCTTTATATGATGGACTAAACTCAATGGTAGTCAAAGCTGACCCAGAACTAATTTTAAGTGGTCTTGCGACAATTCAAAGAATGCAGCCTGGTGTTGAGTTAAAAGCCCACACAGACCAGCATACGGACCCCTCAATTAAGTACGCGACAATTGTATACATTAATGATGACTATGCAGACGGCGAGATATTCTTTCCAAAACTTGATATTAAGTTAAAACCTAAACCAGGAACTATGCTATTTTTTCCAGGAAACGAAGAATATGAGCATGGGGTCAAGCATGTAGGGGATGGACCAATAAGGTACGTTCTTGTTGGATTTATTAAAGAAAAAGACCACTATGAAAAAAATAAATACTAAGGGGGAGACAGATGAATAGAGAAATTCTAGACCCAAAAGCATACTACTATACAGATGCTATTGAAGATTTTGATACTTTTAAAAAAGTTTGGAAAGAGCTAGATACTCTTGAGCAATACCCAGAGTCAGGCGTAAATGTTTGGAACATCTGGACTGCCTCTAATGATAAAGATTTTATCTACGGGGAAACAAAGACCTTTGATATTAATGCGATAAACCAGCTTAGTCCAATTTTTTCTCCGCATTCAGCCGAAGTAGCAGAAAAAAGTAAATATATCTACGACGCTATTATGACTACAATGTATAACGTTTGCAAAGACTACGCCTCTTCTTTAGGTGATTTTGACGAGCCAAGGCTTTTTCCAACTTTTAATATAAAAAAGTACAACACTGGAGTGGGCATGGGCGCACACTTTGACCAGTTAGATGGCGATAAAACACTAAGATATTCATTAGTTATGTACCTAAACGATGATTGTGAAGGCGGAGAAATCTCTTTCCAATTAAAAGATTATGATGGCGGATGGACTAGTGCTGACGGCTTTTCTAAGGGGTCAGCACCAGCTGTAGACCTAGACTATGATGTATCTGTTGCAAATAAAGCAATTGATTTTGGATTAAAGCCAAAAGAAAATAGCGTCATCATATTTCCAGCATTTCCACCATATTTTCATACGGCACACGTTGTAAAGTCTGGTTTTAAATATATGATTCCTGGTCATTGGATACATAACAACATGGATCTTAATAAGAATCAAGGTATGTAATTGAAAACAGCTATTGTTACTGGGGCAAGCAAAGGCGTAGGATTAGCGACAGTCAAACGCCTATCTGAAAATGGGTACAAGGTCATTGCTGTTTCAAGAAACCTCTCTAAAGTATCTGAGCTTGTATCCGATAACGTTGAGGTATACCAGCTTGATGTTACAGACTCTAAGGCAATAGAGATATTCTTTGAAAAGTATAAGGATATAACACTAGACCTTTTAGTTAATAATGCTGGTGGTGGATCGGCACCTACCAACATTATTCATGAGACCCCAGAAAACTTTAGAAAAGCCTATGACATAAACGTCACTGGGCCCATGTACTTATCCCAATTATTTGTGCCTTGTATGGAAAGATCACAGTCACCAACTATTGTCTTTATTACTTCCTTTGGTGGTAAAGTGCCCTATCGCGGTGGAGGAAACTATACAAACGCCAAGAGGGGTGCGCGAGGCCTAATCGATACTATGAGGCTTGAGTTCCCACAATTCGGCATTAAAATTACAGAGATCTGCCCAGCAACGATTGATACTCAAGAACAAAAACGAGACCAGGCATTGACTGCAGAGGATCTGGCAGAATCTATTTACTGGGTAGGGTCATTACCAAGCCATGTTAATGTAAATGAGATTGAAATTTGCCATATTAACAGCAGCAAATACTAACCCTCCCCCCCGTTAGGCTATACAAAAGGGGTCTTTTTTAGTATCGTTGTGCCTATATAATTACTAAGGAGCATCATGGTAGCCAGTTACCCAACTACAGTCCGAGATTATTCGGCACGTACTGACCTTGTAGACATCGTCGTTGCCGATAACGTTAACTCCTTGCAAGAAGAGGTGCGGGCAATTGAAACAGCCCTTGGTGTTTCATCTACTGGAACTAGCCCTCTGGTCTCCACTTTCTCTGGTACATGGAGTTCAGCTACTACCGCTTGGGGCACACTTGGGGCCCGCCTTCTAAATATTGAGGCCGGCCTTGTAAACGGTCTCGGCACAAACTCACCATACGTTATAAAGACCGGCGGTAGTCAGGTCCTTACTGCTACAAACGTAGGACTATCTTTAAAAACTGGTACTGGAACCCTTGCACTTCTTGAGACATATACTTCAGCAAACGTTTTAGGATTTAACGTAAACCACCTTGGTATTCCAAAAGTAGGGACAAATAACGTTCTCTATGTAAATAGTACCGAATACAATGCGCTAGTCAGTTCTTCTCTTGGCGCACTTGGGCTTGGAACTAACGGTCAGGTATTAACTAGCAGTGGTACGGCGGCGTTTTGGTCTACCCCAGTATCATCATACGTTGGGCAAACAAACGGTGCTGTTACAACTGCATCAACTAGCTCCGGAGTAGTCAGAAATATTTGGACATCTACCAGTGCTGCACCTACTGGGGGCATTGACGGGGATATCTGGATTGTATACGTATAATGCCTGGAAGAGTACGGGTAAGCGGCGCCTTTAGAAAAACATCCGCAATTAGAGTAAAAGTTGCAGGTACTTGGAGAACTGCTACTCACGCATACGTAAAAATTGCTGGTGAGTGGAAACAATGGTTTACCGTTGGGGCAGTCGACACTTTTACACGAACAACTACCTCTAACTTAGGCACGTCTGAATCTAATATTGCATGGGCTTCACGTTTTGGTACTTGGACCGCTAATGGCTCTGTGGCTGTTTCAAGCAACGCAGTTTCTTCTGGAACTGCTGGGGCGCTGTCTTATGTAGATTTATTGAGTAAAGACGCGACAACATCTGTTGGCATACCTAACGCCGGTGTTGGCGTAGCATTCTGGGTAACATCTGCGGGATCTTGGTGGGCCGCCCACCTTACTAGTGATCAAACTAATACTACCGTTACCTATCCATGTAACTGTGTGTGTAATGGGCACAATCAAACTACTTGTAATACTTGTACAAATCCTGCTTTTGGAACATATAGCTGCCCAGTAACATACCCTGCTACAAGCAGTACTAGTGCAGTTCTTCAAGGAAACGCAACACTTGTAAATGGCCCACTCGTATACGCAGGGCCTGCAACCCCTACCTATACATCTCAGAATCAAGGGGCTGCAACAGTAGGATCGACAACAACTTATGGTAGTACAGTAGGCGCATCAACTTCTTTCAGGTATTGCCCAGGTGGTGAAAGTCAATACTCCTGTAGTGGTACCTTCTTTAGCACACAGTGCTATACACTAACCTATAGTTGTACTGAAGGTGTTCTAGACGGTACCGATTGCTACGGCGGTCGCTACGCTGGCCCATACTTAGGCCCAGCAACTTGTTCAGGAACTTATTACACTGCTTCAATTGGCTATAACTGCGACGGGTTAAGCTGCTCTTCAGGACAAGTAGGGCCATCTCCTGGTAGCACTATTGGTAGATCAGTAAATTCGTGTTACTGTGGAACTGTTAGCAATACCTACAGTTGTTCTGCTTATCCCGGTTCAAGCTTAATCGGAACAGATTGTTATGCAAGCGTTTTAACTGGTTATAGCTGTCCTTCAGGCCAAACAGTTAGCGGATCAGGTTGTTACACAACCTCAAGTTCCTATAGTTGTAGCGCTTTTCCTGGATCTTCCCTTTCAGGTACACAATGTTATACAAACGTTACCTCATATTCTTGCCCTAGTGGCGGATCTTTAAGTGGAACAAATTGTATAATTCCACAAACCTGTAATAACTCTGGTACTAGCTGTGAGCATTGCGGTAGTACTACAGCATTTGTTAGTGGCGGTACGTACCCTAACTGCGACTCTTATGGGTCTACTTGCCAGACCTGCAGCGGTGGGTATGTTACTAACAATTATTATTTACAAATTATCTACTCTACTGCCAGTGGTACTGCCTACACGGTTTCTAGCACCTCAAGCGCGTTGGCTTCTCAGCCTACAAGTATTCAAGTGTCTACAGAGGGCAACACAGCAACAGTTACCCCATATAATGGCTCTACCTCTTTGGGGGCCGTTACCGCAACAAACACAGGGACTAAGGGTAACGGCTTCGGTATTATAAAGGCGTACTCGGGAACAGCCAATCAAGCTAGTACAGTAGATAACTTTAATTCGATTCCGTTAGACTTGCAAAACGTGGTAGAATAGTATTAACGAGGGAGATATACCATGGCTGATCCGTACGACCGTCCTGCACGTCCGTGGGACCTTTTTAATAAAAATCTTGGTAGAGTTCCTGAAACAGTGGCCGCGGATCGCTATGCTATTTGCAAAGCATGTCCAGAGCTATTGCCTACAGGAAACTGTAAAGAATGTGGTTGCTTCATGTCGGCAAAGACAAAGCTACCAAATGCATCATGTCCACTACACAAATGGGAACAAGTCCGAGTCTCTTATAAGGAAGAACAATGACAACAAACCAACAGCCAGCAACCCCACCAGTTAAAATAGCTTTTGTTATTGATAATCAAGTGGTAGACGTCCTACATACAGATGATCGTTTAGGCGCTATATTTTTAAGCGATCCAGTAACAGTAGACGTTACAGATCTCTTTAATGAGAACAAGATGGTGTTTCCTGGAGATACCTATAACCCAGATACAAAAGCATTTTCAAGGATCTTAGAACCAACTACACCTACGGAGTAAACCTATGCGGGGAGACAACAAAGAGGGTCGGTTCAACATACAGTACGAACGCGGATCAAGCGTTTCTGGTACTACAGCTGAACTTGTACAGACTGTCGGTACTAACGTCGACTGGTGGATCTATGACTCAGCTAGTAGTCAACTAGATCCTATATACGATGTTGGCTCATCTTCCATATCTGGTGGTCGTAAATGGAAAACCCCATTTACAATACCTGTGGTTAACGCACGTATACAGCAAGGCGTATCTGTTCAAAATGACCGTGGTTTCTATAACACAGATATAATGACAGTTACTATTAACGTAGATGTGGTTCAAAACCACCTTAATTTTTATGGCGCAAATGCTTCTAACGCCCGCCAGCTATCTACTATAGAGGTTAATCCAGATGCCTATCTGCGGGATCGTATCGTATTTAGGAACCAAGTGTTTAGCCCAACACAAATAAGCCTTCAGGGTATTATTAAGGACAAATATACTCTAGTTCAGATTAGCTGTGAGCAGGTCAATGCCGAAGAGCTAGTTAATGACAGCCAGTTCCAACGCTATGCAAATTACCGCGCTTTTGATGAAACTACTCTATAATAACCAAACGAAAGGTAAGAAATAATGTGCGCTACATGCGGCTGTGGGCAAAAAGATAAGACTCACCCAAAGTATGGCAAAGGCCCTCATAAGGGTAAGATGATTAAGAAAGATGTAAAGAAAGCCCCAACAAAGAAGACCTCTATGAATAGAAAGACTGGCATGTAGTGGCTAAGTACACCGAGAAGTCCGACAAGAAGCAGGATGCCAAGGACATGAAGGGTCTAACCCCGGCTCAAAAGAAGAAGTTTAAGAAGGCGGATGAAAAACACCGCAAGCCTAAATCCCAAGAGGATGACGCTAAGATGGACAAAAAGATCATTAAGAAGATTAAAAAGAAGTAGCGATTTAACCCCCGTAAGGGGGTTTTTTCGTTTATGATTGCTATTAACGCCGGAGAAATCCGGAACCCTGCTTGCAATAACCTGCGCCTTCCTATGGAGGAATTGATGATTTATTTAGCTCAACGGCTGCTCCGTCAGGAGACTGATGCCGATAAACAAGAGTTCATTCGTGGTGTTTCTAATCTAAACAATGATGGCGGTAAGAAAGTTATCGCTGGTTTAGTTGCAGGCTATATCATTGCGAATTGGCTCGGTAAAAATGCGTGAGCCATCAGTTCTAGACGAACTACATAGGTACCTAGAGTACAAAAAGAAGCAGGCTGTAAAGCCGTATACCAAAGAACTGCACAAGTATGCAGAAGAAAACTCTACTTGGCCAATTGAGATAATTAAGCAATTAAAGGTCAAATACGAAGATGGCCACCACCCTATCATCATTCCTGATGCTGTTAAAGATGAAGTATCTACTTTAGAAAATGACAACCGTGCAAGTGGCGGACTAGGTATGCTCCGTAACTTTATGTTGGAGCATCGATAATGCCATTTTTAATCAATGAAGACGCCGCCCTTAAGACTATGCTACAAGGCATTACAGTGTCTGATGCAGGTAATTCTGCACGCCCTGTTGCCGTATACTACGGTCAGCCTGACAAAGAAATTCGTCAGCAGACCTACCCATATATTACTATTGACCTTATCTCTGTGCGTGAAGATACCACTAGGGCTCACCAAGGCGCAGTTCAACTTACGTACATCCCAGAAGGTCTTGGCGTAACTGCGGTAGATGGCCGCATTAACAAAATAACTAACTTTCCAACCCCAGTTGACCTGTACTATCAAGTCTCTACTTGGGCACGTCAACCACGTCATGACCGGCAAATTGCTGCGGCTTTATTTAGCGTAGGCAGATTGCCATTTAGATTTGGGCAACTCGATATTCCTGAAGACGGCACAGCCCGTCGTCTGGATATGTTGGGGTTCTCAAAAAGAGATACCACTGAAGGCGGCAAGCGCCTATTCAGCAATGTCTATAATATAAAGATAAGTGCCGAGATATTCCCTGATCTACTTGCTCAGGTGTACACGGTAACTCAAGACCCTACAATAACTATGCATACAGAAATGTATAATCTCCCCACAATATCGTCATAATACCTACACTAAGAAAACAACCTAACCCTAAGGAGTAAACCCAAATGGCAACATACAGTCGCCCGGGAGTCTATGTTCAAGAAGTGGCTTTACCACAAACTATTCAGTTGCCTGATACAAGCAACGCTGTAGGTGCAATGACCGGTGCTTTAGCACAGGGTCCATCTGCAGCGCCAGTGTTGGTTTCAAGCTGGAGCGATTTTGTAAAGACATTTGGTGGATTAAACGATTCCTACCCAACAACTTGGGCTGCCTATAACTTTTATGCTAATGGTGGCCGCAATCTATATGTACGTCGTGTTCTAGGTGACAACGCTCTTGTCGGAACAGTATCTGTTAATGACTCAGCAACAGCATCAAATGTGGTTGCTACAGTCACTGCAGCAACTGCTCAAGCAACAACAGCTACTGTTACAGCTGCATCTGCAGCTAGTGGAACAGTTACTTACACAGCAACTAACACATTTGAAGCAGGACAGTCAGTAAGCATCTCAGGCTTGTCTACAACTGCTTTTAACTTATCTGCAGTAACAATTGCTACAGCAACTTCATCAACATTTACTGTAACTAACGCGGCAACAGGTACAGCGGTTACTGGAGCTACAGCTACAGCTACAGCTGTAAGCGCTAAAATCACTTATACAGCGTCAAACAGCTTTACAGTAGGACAGACAGTATCTATTACTGGCCTTTCTACATCAACATTTAATATCACAAATGCTACAATCGTTACTCGCTCAGCTACTCAGTTTACTATTACAAGTGCCGCTACAGGTACTGCAGTAACAGGAGCCACAGCTACAGCTACTGTAGTTATTAACCCAGCCCAAGTATTTGCTGTTAACGCACTTAGTGCTGGTGCTTGGTCACAAAGCTATTCTGTTCAAGTAGTTCCTGCCGGAGTTTCAACACGTTTTGGACTTAACGTCTATTACACCTCTCCTACCGGAGTTACAACTCTTGTGGAGTCTTGGACAGATCTAAGCATGAGCACTACTGATAAGTACTTTTTCCGTTCAGTAATCAACTCAAGTTCTGGAGTAATCAATATCCCAGCTACTGGACTAGATGTCACAAAGACACCTTACACAACAGCTACTTCTCCAACAGCACTTGCTGGTGGAGCTAATGGTTCCACACCAACACGTGCGCAGTACGGCGCGGTATGGACTTCATTTGATCCAATTCAAAATCCTCTAGTTATCTACGCAGCAGACGCTGCGTATGACGAAACAAACACTTCATTGATTCATGGTGACGCAATGAGTT